TTAGTTTTTTATTTTCAATGGCAGGTTTTTTAAACCTCTTATTTTATATCTTTGCGATAGGAGCTGGAATTTCATTTGTTCTTGAACAGTTTGTCAAGGACAATGAAAGAGATCTTTTTATTGTACAAACTAATAGAAGATATTGTTTCAGACAGGCATGGATGACTAATGTTTATTGGTTTCTGTGTAATATAGGTTTGTATTTAATCTCAAGAAATATGCAAACACCATCAGATACTTTTTGGAATGGTATGTAATACTCTTGACATATGATAGAATTTTGTTTATAATATAATCATATATCCCTTTTTTATTATGAAAACTATTGTACATCACGAACATTTCCCTTATAGATATGTGGAGTGTGGAATACTTGAGATCAACGATGAACCAGATTATCGTATCCAAAAGTATAATCAATACTCTGATAGATATCAGAACATGTATTACTGTGATAATCGTATGCAATTTGACACTGCCATTGAGGATTTTGAATACACTAAGTGGTTAGATCCTGCAGGTGTTCCATGTTATTCTAAAAATACATGAAAGAAACAAGACCATGGGGATCCTATGAAGTCATAAATCAAGGGTCAAGATATAAAGTAAAATGTATAGAAGTTGCTGCTGGATCGAGTTTGTCCCTTCAAAGACATACTCATCGAGCAGAACATTGGGTTGTTGTTGAGGGAACAGCACTTGTGCATATTGATGGTGAAAAAAAATTAGTGATTGAAAATCAAAGTACCTTTATCCCTGTTGGTATTAAACATAGATTAGAAAATCCTGGTAGAATACCACTCAAGATAATCGAAGTTCAAAGTGGTGCTTATTTGGAAGAGGATGATATAGAAAGATTTGAAGACGACTATGGGAGATTATCATGAAAATAGGATTTCAATGCAGTTCTTTTGATTTATTTCATGCAGGTCATGTTACCATGCTCAAAATGGAAAGAGAATTGTGTGACTATTTAAAGGTTGCCATTCAAGTAGATCCTACTATAGATAGACCAGGTGTTAAAAATAAACCTGCACAATCAATCTATGAAAGATTTGTTCAAGTGCAGAGTTGTAAATATGTTGATGAGATTCTTGTATATGAAACAGAATTAGATTTACTTAATTTAATTAAGACACAAACATTTCATATTAGATTTTTAAGTGAAGAGTATAAGGATGTAGATGTAACTGGAAAACAATATTGTATTGATCATGGAATTGAAATACATTATCATTTAAGAAGACATACTTATTCTTCAACAGAAATTAGAAATAGAGTATATGAACTTGAAAAAATAAAAAAGGATGAAAAAATAGATGAAAAAATTATAAATCAATATTCTCCAGAACTACTAAAAAAATATAAAAAGTAATGACAATTTTTGTAACTGGTGGAGCAGGTTTTATAGGTAGTAATTTTTTACATCAAGCAGTTAATTTATTTTCTGAAAAAATTGTTTGCGTTGATAATTTGAGCTATGCATCAGATTATGAAAATATAAAAGATCTTCCAATTGAATTTTGTAACTTAAATATAGTAGATGAGTATCATGGTGATTATATTTTTGAAAAATACAAACCAAAAACTATTTTTCATTTTGCAGCAGAAACTCATGTAGATAATTCAATTAAAGATTGCTCAAAGTTTATTAGTACTAATATAAATGGAACTACCAATTTACTTAGGTTATCAGTCAAGTATGATGTTGAGATGTTTCATCATGTATCAACAGATGAAGTTTATGGTGCATTGGAATTAGATGAACCAGCATTTACAGAGAATTCACCATACAAGCCACAGAATCCATATGCTGCATCGAAAGCAGCAAGTGATCATTTTGTAATGTCATATCATAATACTTATGGTTTGCCTGTGATGATTACAAACTGCTCTAATAATTATGGACCGAGACAGCATCGTGAGAAACTGGTACCAAAAACTATTAATAATATATTAGAGGGAAAGAAAATACCAATATACAGTAAGGGTGAAAATATAAGAGATTGGATATATGTTGAAGATCACTGTGCAGGTATATTAGGAGTTCATTTCGCAGGTGAAGTTGGAAACAAATATAATATTGGTGGTGAATGTGAGATGAAAAATATAGATTTAGTCAAGTTAATAATTAAGTTAATGAATGTAAGTGAGGATTTAATTGAATTTGTAGATGATAGACCAGGACACGACTTGCGTTATGCTATAGATAATGCTAAAATATATGAAACTATTTCTTTTCAACCAGAATTTAATATTGAGGATGGACTGAAAAAAACAATTGCTTGGTATGAAAAAAACAGAGACTAGTATTGACGGTGCATACGTCATACAAGTAGAAAAGTTTGATGATGGTAGAGGTTTCTTTATGGAAACTTTTAATCATAAACAATTTCAGGAAGAGGTAGGAGATTTTAATTTTGTTCAGGATAATCATTCACTATCAACAGAGGGAGTATTAAGAGGACTACATTATCAGATTAAACATCCACAAGGAAAGTTAGTCAGATGCACAAGAGGTGAAATCTTTGATGCGATTGTAGATTTAAGAGTCAACTCTCCAACATATAAGAAAAATTTTACATTTAAGTTGAATAGACCTGATTTAATGATGTGGGTTCCACCAGGTTTAGCACATGGATTTTATGCGGTATCTGAAAAGGTAGAGTTTCAATACAAAGTAACTGATTATTATGATCCACGATATGATAGAACATTAAAATGGGATGATAAAGATCTAGGGATAATGTGGCCTTTTTATGAGCATTGGGGATATTCAGAACCAGTTTTATCGGAGAAAGATAAAAAAGGATTGTCTTTTAAGGACTGTGAAAAATATGAATAAGATATCTGTATATGGATCAACTGGTTTTATTGGAGGAACTTTTGGTAGTTTATTTCTGGAAGATGTAATAAAAATTCCAAGAGAGCAAAGAAAACCTGAGTCAAATGAAGTATTGTATTTGATTAGTACCACAACAAATCATAATATGCTTACTGATCTTATTATTGATGTGGATGTAAATCTTCGAATTCTTTTAGAAACACTTGAGCACTGTAAAAATAATAAATTAACTTTTAATTATGTTAGCACTGGATTTGTTTATGGGTTAGATATTATTAATGCGAAGGAAACAGATTGTTGTGACCCAAAAGGATTCTATTCTATCACCAAAAGAACGGCTGAACAACTTGTGACTTCTTTTTGTGAAGTTAATGAAGTTAATTATCGTATTATGAGGATTGCTAATGTTTATGGTCATGATAAGACTATATCATCTAAGAAGAATGTCTTGGGATTTTTAAGTCAATTGATGAAAGAGGATAAGGATATTACATTATATAATAATGGTGATGATTTAAGAGATTACATGCATATTATTGATATTTGTCGTGCATTAAAAACTGTAATTGATAAGGGTGAGGTGAATACAATTTATAATATTGCTAGTGGAGAATCATTACCATTTAGAAAAATATTAGAAATTGTGAAAGATAAACTTAATAGTAGAAGTAAGTTTATTTCTATACCTACACCTAGATTTAATCAACTATCGATACCGAAAAATTTTTCCTTAAATGTGAGCAAATTGAAATCTTTAGGTTTTGTACCATCAATTAATCTACATGAAGGGTTGCAAACTCTTTGCTAATAAGGTATAATATATACTATAACAATTATTAAATTATGAGTGAGTATAAAAAAACTGCATTAGTTCTAGGTGCAGGTGGTTTTATTGGAAGTCATATGGTAAAGAGACTTCGTAAAGAAGGTTACTGGGTGCGTGGTGTTGATCTTAAGTTCCCAGAGTTTTCAGATACTGAATCGAATGAATTTATTATTGGAGATCTACGTGATGTAGAGTTTGTTAGTCGTGTAATACAATATAAAGGACAGCAAGGTAATTTTTACAATGAGGTTCCTTTCAGACTTATCGAATCATTTGATGAAATATATCAATTTGCTGCCGATATGGGTGGAGCAGGATTTGTATTCACTGGTGAAAACGATGCAGATATCATGCATAACTCCGTATCAATCAATTTAAATGTTCTTGAGGAGCAACGTAAGTTTAATGAAGAATATGAAGTAAATAAAACAAAAATATTTTATTCTGGTTCTGCATGTATGTACCCAGAGCATAATCAACTTGATCCAAATAATCCAGATTGCCGTGAATCATCAGCATATCCCGCAGACCCCGACTCAGAATACGGATGGGAAAAACTCTTCTCCGAGCGTCTTTACCTTGCTTATAATCGGAATTATTCTATGCCTGTACGGATTGCTCGATACCATAACATCTTCGGTCCTGAAGGAACTTGGGAAGGAGGTAGAGAGAAAGCACCAGCAGCAATCTGTAGAAAGGTAGCTTATGCAGGTCTTGCCGATAGCATCGAAGTATGGGGTGATGGTGAGCAGACTCGATCCTTTTTGTATATTGACGAGTGTATTGAAGCAACTCGAAGATTAATGGAATCTGATTTTATAGGACCTGTGAATATTGGTTCAGAAGAGATGGTCACTATCAATGAGTTGGTAAGAATAACCGCAAAGGTAGCACAAAAATCCATAGGTAGAGATCACATTGACGGTCCTCTAGGTGTTCGAGGTCGTAACTCGAACAATGATTTAATACGTGAGAAACTTGGATGGGATTATGAACAATCCCTTCAAGAAGGTATTCGTAAAACTTATGAGTGGATCAGTGAGCAAACAGTAAAAAAAGATCTGTTAATTCCCATATTGGAAAGTTAAAAATGAAAGTATTTGATTCTATAATATTCTTAAATGAATTAGATTTGTTAGAGATGCGACTCAACATTTTAAATGATGTTGTTGATTATTTTGTTGTGACTGAATCACCATTCACTGTGAGTGGTAATGAAAAACCACTCTACTATGCGGAGAACAAAGATAGATTCGGTAAGTTCAATGATAAGATTATTCATCATATCACAGAGGAGATTCCAAATGATTTTCATCATATGTTGGAAAAGACGAAGTTTCATGCAGCATATAAAGAAAATGCTACAAACGGAATACCATTAATAAATGTTCCCATTCATTTTCAGAGAGCATTATATAATAGAAATAACAGTGCATTTGGTATTGCGAAAGGTAATCCTAAACCAGAAGATTTGATTATTACATCTGATGCTGATGAGATAATAGATCCTAGAGTTTTAAAAAATTTAGATTGGTTTGATCCTAACAATTTCTATGTTGCTATGGGACCTGCATACTACTTTAAATTAAATTTTAAATATCAAGATGACTGGAGAGGACCTGTAATTTGTAACTGGTTTAAGTTGAATGATACAACAGTAGATTCCTTACGTCAAAATTATAGGAATGCACATTGTATAGAAGATGCTGCATGGCATTTTAGTTTTCTTGGTGATATAGAAAAATTTAAATATAAAATTAAATCTTACGAACATTGTGATGAGTTGGGCACGAAAGAAATATTTCAGAGGGCAGAGAGTGGTTTTTTAGAAAAAGGATTAGATGTTTTTGGTAGAGGTGAAACATATGAGGCAGTTCCTATTGATGATTCTTATCCAGAATTTATAAGAAATAATCAAGAAAAATATAAGGAGTTGATTGCACCATGGAATTAATTGAGGGTGTAACTTTATCAAAATTATGTGATTATTCTTTTGGAGATCAGTCTGGTAAATGTGGACTTGATGTCTATACCTCTTTCATGAAGGACGCTAATATTTCAAATTTAGAATTTAGGGATAAAGTTTATGAAATAAAAAAAGAAAGAGATTATATGACATTGTTTATTGATAATATTAGATTATATAAAAGACAAATAAAATCAGTAAAACCACAAGATGAAAGATATGTAAATGGATTGATGTCCAGAAGTGATTTGTTAGATTTGTGTGGTAAATTTCCTCAGATGAAATTTATTATCTTTACTAATCTTGAAGACACTCCGATTGATGATTTTATTTTTGATAAAATACCAGAGAATGTTGCTTGTATATCTGCCGTAAATGCCATCACATATAATGATAAAGTTATTCCTGCACCCTATGGTGTACAAAGAAGAATGACTCCTAACGATGATCGTATGGAACAACTCATAGGGTGGATGGAATTTGATTATAAAGATAATCCAGATAATCTCTTATACGTTAGTCATAATGAAAGTTCTAGTGTAAAAAGATTGGGTATTAAAAATTTATTCTATGGTAAAGATTGGGCAGAGGTAAATGAACAGAGAGTTGATTATCATATTTTCTTATCTAATATTTCTAATTCTAAATTTATGATATGTCCAATAGGTAATGCTATTGACTGTCATCGTAACTGGGAAGTATTGTATATGAGAAGAGTTCCTGTTATGACAAGAGATCCTTATCTAGAAGAATTATATAAAGACTATCCTGTATTATTTGTAGATGATTATAAAGATGTAACTAAAGAATTATTAATAAAGAATGATGACCTATTTCAGAAAGCACAAACGATAGATTTATCAAAGTGGACTCTTCCTAATTATTATGATACAATAGTAAAACAATATAAGTAATGACTAAATCTTTAATAGTTTCAAATTATAATAGTAATTTAGATTGGTTGAAAATGGTACATGATTATAAGATTTTTTCAAATGATATATTCATTTATAATCGTGGTGATGGAAACAGAAATTGGAATCATTTAGGAAAAAATATTAGTTCTCCCAATATTGGAGGAAACCAATATGATGTTTTGAAATTTATTATTGAAAATTATGATAATCTTCCTGATATAAGTATTTTTGTTAAAGGAAATATTTGGTCAAAACCAACTTTTCCAGATAAAGTATCATCTGATAAAGGAAATTATTATACCACTAAAGAAAGATTTATTAATGGTTTATGTGTTAATAGTTTGTTTAGTCTTTGGGTTGATAAATGGTTAGCAGTAAATGATCATAGACACCTGACTTACACAAGTAATAAATTATTAGATAATGGAATTTTAAGTCAACCTATAAATCATTGTGATTTTATTAATAATAGTAATTTGGAAAGTAGATATTTTGGTAGAGTTCATGATCTTTGGGATTGGTGTTTTGTCAATCCACCAAAGTCTAATTCTGTAGAATTTATTCCTGCATGTAACATGGTTGTTCCAAAAGATAATATTTTAAAATATAGTAAGCAGTTATATGAAAAGTTATTTTCACTATTATATGAACCAAATTCTTCATACGATCCCACTTGTGCTGAGTCTCATCTCATAGAAAGAACTTTCTATTATATGTGGACTACTGACTTAATTGAAAAAAATTAAATAATTATGTATCAATTAATTGACAAATTTATCGAATCTGCAAAAGAGATGGATGATGACATCTTTCCTTTTATGGCAAACAAGAAAGAGTTTGTGGAGGGTAAGAATAGTGTATATTATTCAGGACCTTATTGGGATGATTCAGAGGCAAGAGAACTAATTCACTCCATCATGAAAGGAAAGTGGTTATCATCAGGTGAGAAAGTAAATAAGTTTGAACGTGAGTTCTCACGAATGTTTAAGTTTGATCATTCTGTAATGGTGAATAGTGGATCATCTGCTAATTTGGTGATGATTGCTGCTCTTAAGAAATATTTTAATTGGCAAGATAATGATGAGATAATTGTATGTGCTTGTGGTTTTCCCACGACCATAGCACCCATAGTTCAAGCAGGATTAAAACCAGTCTTTGTTGATATTAAATGGGAAGATCTTAATTGGAATCTTGATCAAGTAGCACAAAGTATTACCGATAGAACAGTTGCGGTATTTTCTTCTCCTGTTCTTGGTAATCCTTATAATGTAGATAGACTTGTGGAGATATGTAATGAAAATAAGATAGAGTTAATTGCTGATAATTGTGATAGTTTAGGAAGTAAGTGGAAAGGAAATTATCTTACAGATAAAGCAGTAGCGGCTTCTTGCTCTTTCTATCCTGCTCATCATATCTGCACCATTGAGGGTGGCATGGTATCTTCTAATATTAAAGAAGTAGTTGATTTAGCAAGAAGTTATGCGTGGTGGGGTCGTGGATGTTATTGTGTGGGCCAACAAAATCTTCTTTCTAACGGAGTATGTGGTAAGAGGTTTAGTAATTGGTTGGAAAATGACACTGTAGTCGATCATAAGTATGTCTTTGGTGTCAGGGGATATAACCTAAAACCACTAGACTTACAGGGATCTGTGGGATCGGTTCAACTTCTTAAGTTTGATGAGATTCATAAACTTCGTAGAAGTAATAAGGAAAGAATTCAAAAGTCTCTGGAAAGTATTAATGGTGTAAGAGTTGTGAATGAAAAACCAGAAGCAGAGACAAGTTGGTTTGGTGTTCCTATTATATGTGAAAATAAAAATTTAAAAGCATCATTAGTTGCTTACTTAGAAAAAAACAAAATTCAAACTAGAAATTATTTCGCAGGAAATATTCTTTTACATCCTGGTTATCGTGATCTTGGTAAAGCATCTGATTATCCAAATTCTAATCAGGTATTGGATAAAGTATTTTTCTTAGGTTGTTCACCCACGATTAATGAGAAGATGCTTCAGTATATTGAAAAGGTAATTAATAACTATGTTAGTAACTGAATTATATCACGGACAAGGAATAGGTAATCAATTATTTGTATACGTTTCAACAAGAGTGATTGCATCTAAATTGGGATATGATTTTGGCATTATGGGACTACAAAATTCTGGGGATTCTAGAGTCAATAAGGATGGATTTTATTTTTTAAATTTAGATTATGGTAAACAAGTTATTGGTGGTACAAGTCCTGCAGGAGGACCACCTACTTCTTTACCTGATGGAATTGTACATTATTATAAAGAATATCGTCATGGATTACATACTGATTCACAATTACGTACAGATATTAGATTAACTGATAGAAATATTTTTAACCTTAAAGATAATACTAAAATTGATGGTTTATTACAGTCAGAAGATTATTTTTATGATCAAATTGATAATGTTAAACAGTGGTTGAAAGTTAAGGAAAAATATGAACATTGGGATACTTGTGATGATAATCTTTGTGTTTTAAATTTTCGTGGTGGAGACATGGTAGGTAATCAGGGAGCATATGTTTCACGAATGTATTGGGATAATGCAATTCAGAGAATGATGGAATACAATTCTAAAATGAAGTTTTGTGTTGTTACTGATGATCCTAAAACAGCAAATCAAATGCTCCCAGAATTTCCTATATATCATAAAGATGTTGCATGGGATTATGTTGCAATTAAAAATTGTAAAAATATAATTTGTTCTACTTCTACTTTTGCATGTTTTCCTTTATGGACTAGTGAAACATTAGAGTACTGTATTGCACCAAAATATTTTTTTCATCACAATCTTTCTAATGGGTGGTGGAGTCTTGGATGTAGTATATACAGTTATCCTACTTATTATATGGATAGAGAAGGGAGTCTCTTTACACCTGACGAATGTAGAGTAGAATGGGAAGAATATAAAAAAACATCCAATATTTATCAAGGAGATTATTAATGAAAATTTTTGTAACTGGATGTGCTGGATTACTCGGTGCTAATTATACACGTCATCTACTTTCTTTAGGTCATGAAGTAATTGGTATTGATAATTTATCTGGTGGATACAAAGCTTTTGTCCCCAAAAAAGAAAAATTTACTTTTGTTAAACTTAACTTAGAGAGAAGAAAAAAAGTTGTTGAATTATTTGAAGAGCATAAACCAGATTTATTATTTCACTTTGCTGCTTATGCTGCAGAGGGTTTGTCTCCTTTTATTCGTAATTTTAATTACAGAAATAATATTATCTGCTCTGCTAACTTGATTAATCCTTGTATTGAATATGAGACAAAGATGATCTTTACGTCTAGCATGGCTGTTTATGGAGGACAAGAACCACCATTTACGGAAGATAAACTACCACAACCTATTGATCCTTATGGTATTGCAAAGTATGCGGTTGAATGTGATCTTAAGTTAGCACATGAGCAGTTTGGTTTACGTTACAATATTGTTAGACCACATAATGTTTTGGGAAAGTATCAGAATATTTGGGATAGATATAGAAATGTAATTGGAATATTCATTCGCAAGACATTGAATAATATTCCCATTCTTGTGTATGGTGATGGAGAACAGACTCGTGCATTCTCTGATATCAAATATTATATGGAACCATTTGATTTACTTCATGATAATTTTGATGGTGAAATATTTAATATTGGTGCAGATAAGTATTTTACACTGAATCATGTAGCAGAAACGGTTCAGAAAATTGGTAAGAAGTATGGTTTTGATGTTCCCATAGAACATGGTGAACCAAGACATGAAGTGAAACATGCATACTGTGATCATACGAAAGCAAAAACAATGCTAGGATTTAAAGATAATACTAATCTTGATCAATTAATAGAAGAGATGTTTGTTTGGTCAATGAAACAACCAAATAGAAAGGTGAGGGATATGGAATATGAAATTACTGATAAGATTTATGATTATTGGGCATAGGATTACTAAAAAATGATTAATTTACCTAACGTTACATTATTTTCTGTTGACACAACATCAAATATAGATGATACAATTCATGCTTTATATACGAGTATGAATGGGATTGAATATGGTGAAGTTAAATTAATAACACTCAAGGAAAATATTGAAAAATATGGTTCAGAATTAAAATCAGATGGTATCATATTAGAAGAACCTGTAATACCAATTAATAATTATAATGAATATAATTATTTTATTATCTTCAAACTCAACGAACATATTGATACTTCACATTGTTTATTAGTTCAACAAGATGGATTTGTTTTATGTCCTGAAAAATGGAATGATTCTTGGTTAGAATATGATTATATTGGAGCTCCATGGCCATGGAAAGAAAATTCTTATATTTCTCCTTTTGGTGAACATATTAGAGTTGGTAATGGTGGATTTTCTTTGAGAAGTAAAAAATTATTAAATGTTCCTAATAAAGTAAAAGTAACTTGGGAAACAAATCATAGTGATTTTTATTGGATGCCACCTGGTGTAGTTAACTACCATGAAGATGGTAATATATGTGTTCACAATAGACATGTATATCTTGAGCAAGGTTGCAAATTTGCTCCAATAGAAGTTGCAAAAAATTTTTCTTACGAAACTCCATTAGAGGAAAATAAAGGTATAGCAACTTTTGGTTTTCATCATAATCTTCCTCATGGTATAGTTGTAGAGGGATATCCAATTAAGTAATCAATGATAATAGCATTTAATCATCTTGGTAAATTGGGACAACTGGGAAACCAGATGTTTCAATACGCTGCCACAAAGGGTATAGCGTCTAAGTTAAATACTTCTTTTATGATACCTGATCATAGAGAAATATTTGATGATGGAATTGGTAATAGATATACTATTCTTCTTCATGATGTATTTAATTTGGATGGGCAGAGAGGAATATTACAGACTCAAAATTATATTCAGGAGGATGATTTTTGTTTTCAAGAAAAGTTTTTTAATATATTACCTAGTGCTGATGTATCACTATGGGGATTCTTTCAAACTGAAAAATATTTCAAACATATCGAAGATGATATAAGAAAAGATTTTACCTTTCATGATGATATATTTACTGCGTGTAAGGAATTAAGGGAAACTGTAGACAATCCTATATCTCTTCATATTAGAAGGGGAGATTTCATTATAAATTCTGACAATCATCCACCATTAGGATTGGATTATTATGAGAAAGCATTAGAAGAATTTAACAATAATAGAAATGTTATTATATTTTCTGATGACACTGAGTGGTGTAAGGAACAAAAGTTATTTGAGAGTGATAGATTTATTGTCGCCGAAAATAATGATCAGTTTCATGATCTATGTTTGATGTCTTTATGTGATGATTTTATCATTGCTAATTCCACATTTTCTTGGTGGGGTGCATGGTTAGGTAATAGAGGAAAAGTTATCGCACCCAATAAATGGTTTGGAAAAAATCTAAATCATGATACCAAAGATCTTTATTGTAAAGGATGGAAAATTTTATGAAAGTATCTGTTGCTATACCTACATTTGAATATTATGGAAGAGGTGTTGAATTTTTAGATGACATGTTTAGATCAATATCTGTTCAGACTTTAAAAGATGTTGAGGTTGTAATTTCAGATCATAGTATAGATAATTCTATTGAAGATTACTGTAAATTAAATGAATATAATTTATCAATTAATTATTTTAGAAATGAAAAAGAGAGAGGTAATCCTGGTGTAAATACAAATTCTGCTATAGATCGATGCACGGGAGAAATTATAAAATTATTTTATCAAGATGATTTTTTTTATGACACTGAGGCATTGGAAAAAATGTATAAAACAATGACAAATTCAACTAAGAGTTGGTTTGTCTGTGGTGCTACTCACACCATTGATGATGGTAAGAGTTTTTTTAATCCAATGTATCCTAGATGGGATGAGAATATGATTTTGTACCCTGGTTATAATTTTATTGGGGGAGCATCAGTTCTTTCTATTAAACAGCATGTCAAAACTAGATTTGATATTGATACTGTCATGCTTCTAGATGTTGATTTTTACCATCACTGTATGCTAGAATATGGTATGCCCATCTTTTACGGGGATATATTAATAGGAAATAGGGCTAGAAATCCTAATACATTAAAAGAATCTATTTCTGATGAACAAATTAAAAAAGAATTTGAACACTGTCATAAAAAATATGGAATAAACATATGAGTTATAAGTATTATTTTTCTATTGCTGCTATGTTCAAGAATGAAAGTTGGACATTAAAAGAATGGATTGAGCATTATAAGTTACATGGAGCAGACCATATTTACTTAGTAGATGATTTTAGTGATGATGATTTTTTACCTATCCTTCAACCTTATATTGATAGTGGATACGTAACTCTTTTTAAGAGTGATGTATCTGAGAGATTTACTGGTAGACAAATTTATGTTACGAATAAGTATTTCCTTCCCGTAGCAAAGGAGTCTAAATGGATAGCTCAAGTAGATGTTGATGAGTTTCTTTATAGTCCAAAGGTTGTGGATATAAAGGAAGTTTTAAAAAAATATGAGGATTATGGTAGAGTGATTACTAATTGGGTGTGGTTTAATTCAAATGATTTTATAGATCATCCTAAAGGTGGAATTGTTAATAATTTTAATAAGAGAGCAGAGTATGATACTAGAGTTTGGGCTACTCTTTACAGTCATGCTAATCCAAATGGGCAGGATGAACCCGAATGGCAGAATTTAAATGCTCCTAAATGTATTGTGAATACTGATTTTGGTATAGAGCAGTTTAATGTTCATGATGCGGTTAATAGTGGACAGAGCATTAATCTTTCATGGAAGGGTAGTGAGGAGTTGCTTTTAAATCATTATCAGTTACAATCTAGAGAGTATTGGGTAAAAGTCAAAATGGATAGAGGTGATTGTAATCATTGGTACACTGGTAATAGAAGAGGATTTCATGCATTTTATTCCCTAGACGTTGGTGATATAATAGACAATAGATTAAAGGAACAAAATAAGGAGATAGTTCTATGACAATTGGAATGAATAATCTTGGTAGAAATGGAAGATTGG